TGGTTTAGTCTTATTCTTGACATATTAACCTCGCTTTCAATGTGGAATTTATACCTTGACTTCTTCATAGTCAAGCATTATATAGGATTTAATTATGTGGTTATTAACTAAAATGGTAATATTTCTGACTACGTATTTTGTGGGTCTTTTAATTATGTTTAATTACCCAGAAGAACATACAACAGGAATAGTTTTAAGTTTTGGTGGTTTGTTATTGTTTGGGTTAACGATAGCCCAGGCACATATTAAATCATTAGAAAAAACTTGAGCCAGGATCTCTGGCTGCAGCCGCTTGAAGAAATTACTTGACGAAGTAATTATACAAACTCGAGAGTGGTCAGAGATCCTGGGTCAAGTAGCTTGTAAAAGATATTTAGTGCGGCGCTTGACCAAAAAAATAAATAAATATTAATAAGTCTCCAAGCTCTCAAGCTGCAAGCGGGTGGGCCCGCCCATTAAAGAATCAGGGTCCAAGCAGGGTTGACAGCTGGACTGGGATATTATAAGATCCTTAATTATGAAAGAAATAATATATAAAGGTAAAAAAGTAAAAGTCCCATTTGAAGATGCCAATTATACTTTGGATGGTGACAAGGACGTGGTCATTGCAAATAGAATGAATGGTGAAAAGGCCACAGTGCCAGGATACGCTGCAGCTGTTTACGACGTGATTATAGGCGCCGAACAGTTCGAAGACTATGACAGCGTCCAGAAGGGCTGCGACTGGTTTAGCCGCAACTTTCCTAAACAATACATGGTGCTACTTGATTAATAAAACATTAGCACAAATGAACGCCGAGCGGGCTGCAGGGCCCGCTGGGCACAACCTCAAGTTGAAATTAAAAAATAAAAAAAAGAACAAGGCTACAAGCTCCCAAGCCCCCAAGCGGGTGGGCCCGCCCAATAAAGTGAAAGGGTCCAAGCTTCAGGGTTGACAGCTCCCAAGCTCTAGGATATTATAAGATATGAATAAAAAAGAAGCCAAACAAATCACCGGCGGCCTAAGTAAGCCGTCTAAGATGCCCGGACCGTCGTACAATCTACCGGCGACAGCCTGCAGGACTGGCGCCAAGTTGGCCAAGGTCCCGGGCTCAGTCTGTTCGGGCTGCTATGCATTAAAAGGCCGTTACAGATTCCCGAACGTACAGAAGGCGCTCAACCGTAGGTTGAATTCTTTGAATCATCCACAATGGATTGAAGCTATGGTGGTCTTAATAACCGGCGAGCCCGTTATGCGCTGGCACGATTCCGGGGACCTACAAGGCCCCGATCACGTGAAAAAAATTTTTGAAGTTTGTAATAAAACCCTGGATACATTACACTGGCTGCCTACGCGCGAAGCGAAGTTATTACAATTCATGGATCCCAAAGTCATTCCGAAAAATTTAATTATAAGAATGTCGTCTCATATGATCAACCAGGCGCCTGTAAAATTTTGGCCATGGTCCAGTACTGTGTCCACCACGATGAAAACCTGCCCGGCCCTGGACCAGGGTAACAGCTGCGGCGCTTGCCGCGCTTGCTGGGATAGAAAAATTTCAAATGTCACGTACCCTAAGCACTAGCCCCGAAGCCGGAACACAAACTCACAAACCTACAAGCTCTCAAGCTTCAAGCTGCAAGCCTCCAAGCCTTCGGCCAAGGGNTCAAGCNTCAAGCCCGAGTCCACAAGCTCCAGGATCCGGGCGCCAGGGTACAAGCGCACAAGCTTGCCCAGGGCACAAGCTACAAGGATATAGGAATTTCTAGGATGCTTCACGTGGAAGGATACCTGGTGCGGGGAGAAGCGCACAAAATAGGGTTTTTCAGGGGTGGTCACTTTTAATTCTACAGTAAAAAAATTTCCTTTTTTTGAATATCCCAAAAGGTCGGGAGTGCCTGGTAAAGCCCAGTTTTCAATACGAATCCACGAAATGGATTTCGTTTTTTCTTTTAACTTTTTCCAAAGCTGACTCTCTTTCATAGGTGGTCTAACCGCCCCTACAACTTACCAATAATTTTACCTATTGGATGGACGGGTCTCTCACCTATTAGAACTATTCTATGCGTCTCGTTAGAGAACAATATTCTATTTTCCAATAGTTTAACCTCAGACAAATCTAACATTTCACCATTAGGAAGCTGAATCTGAACACGAGCATTTTTTGCTACTTCTGCTTTCATGAACTTCTTTAATACATGGTCTAACATCTTGCCGTTTAAAGCCATGTTGTAATTATACAATAAATACTATATATTCGCAATACTATGTCAGGACCACCAAAGCGACTAACACCAATGCAAATAAAGTTTGCTCAACTCATAGTCTATGGAGTTAACGGAGACCTCATTACTAAGACAGAAGCAGCGAGACTAGCTGGCTACTCTGATGCAGCTAATGAAGGTTCTAAAATGACAAACCCAAAGCATTACCCACTCGTATGCGCCCACATTAGTAATCTCAGGGATGAAATAAGGCAGAAATATGACATTACTTATGAAGGTCACCTGGAAGAATTAGGAAAGATAAGAGACCAGGGAAAGAAAGATGGTAGGAATCTTGCAGCAGCCGCTACGACTGAAATAGCAAGGGGTAAGGTAGGAGGATTCTACATAGACCAAAAAATAATAAGACATGGTAATATTGATGATATGAATCTCAAACAGCTTTATGAGAGAATGAAAACAATCAAAGAGCGTAATATGAGAATATCAGCAGCAAAAAAACAACTGGAAAACACATATGACAAAAAAGAAAAAGAAGAAAAAAGATAAGAACTATCTTAAAAGATTAAATAAGAAAAAAGGGAAGAAGAAAAAAGGGAATAAGAAAAAGAAACGTCGTTAAACGTCTCTCTTCTCTAACTTTAAAATACAACCAATAGGAAAAACATTCCTATCGGAATAGGCCTCGTCTTTCTCATCGTAGCTAGCGAAGGTCCATATGAATTTCTTTGTCCTTTTATAAACATACGCAAAAGTTATCATTTTAGAACATTCAAACTTATCAAACTCATCAGCTGTAGCATGACCACCATCCGCAGTAATATCTAACCAGGATATCTTGTAAAAATAATATCTCTTCTTATTAATCTTAACGTGTTGATATTTAGACTTTTTCCTTTTCATTTGAATAATCTCTGCTTACAAAACTAGACTCGGTCCTTACCACCCCAATCTGTTTTTTAAAAATATCATTATAATTTTGCTTATACTGCTTCGTTGGAATACGCGATCGCCCATCCCACTTCGTGCCTTTTTCTCTTTTCATATCTTTGTATACCCTTCTCTCAATAAATTAAAAATAAAAAAACACTTTTCATATGCGCGCGTCCCTTACGTTGACGGTATTGCTCACTTCTAGACGATTTTTTACGGAACTCGATCAATATTCTCATTGTCTCTATTTACCCAAGAGAGAAAGAGAGAAAAAGCATGAAGATACAAAAACGAGCGAATAAGTGTTGGTATTACTTACTAATTTTTTTTGTATCTTTGGGGGATACAAAAAAAGATACAAAAACGAGCGAATAAGTGTTGGTATACAACAATAATAACTTTTGTATCCTTTGTAACCACTTTCTAGAATTTTTTTTATTTTTTTTTTTTTTATCTGGTGAAAAGTGTATACAAATAGTATTATATGCAAATATATGGCTAATTTACTGTACTTTTTGTTCATTATTTGTATTTTGACCGTTTGGCTTGTTTACATGTTCCTTGTAATATTGGTCAACTTTGCGCAGGAAGGCGTGCTGGCAGGCTACAAACTCCTTGTCCGCTACCTCAAATTTCTGAAAAAGGCCATCTTTTGAACACATTAGAATTATGCCTTGTTGAATCTTGGTCCCGTATATGTAGTTATGGGCCATAGCGTAAGCTCCAAGTTGGACAAAATAATCAGATATCCATTCTCTTCTTTTAGGCTTGTTGGTTTGCTTAAAGTCTATTATACTTTCACGCGAATTATAAATTCCTACCACATCCGTCGCTCCAGCATATAATAAAGGATAATACACCGTTACTTCAGTTCCCCAGACCTCTTCTAGCATCCCTAGTCCCTGGTCAATGATCTTACGAGCCATCGGTTCTGCCTCCTTGCCTATCGACGTCAGGTCCTTGTGCCCTGTTCCCCGAATATACGCCTCTAGAAACGTGTGCATCGCCGTACCCCGCATGGCTGCAATATCCCGTACTCGATCGGCTGCCTGGCCACCGAGTCGTGACTTCCACGCGGCAAGACTCTTTCGCTTCTCCTCCGACTGTGTAGCCGAAAGAATCGTCGTAACACTCGGTAACTTATGGTTATCGATATCATAGTGTCTGGACCCCTTGATCAGGGATCTGACACAACTAGGATAGGTAAATTTTTTATTCCATTTCATTTTTTCTTCTTTT